CCAAGTGATGTTAGGCAGGATGAGAAATTGCAGAGACTTGAAGATGAAATTGAAAGACTGAGAGATGCAAAAGGGGCTTAGTGCAGAAAGTCAAATTCACATCTCAGTTGCCCTTCTTGCCAAAGCAGTATTGCTGGTGGCATTCGTTACTGGGGCATGGTATCAGGCTCAAATGAAATTCGCAGAAATAGACAGAACATTGAATGACCTACACGAAGAAGTGGTTGTATTGTCATCACAGATGCAATCAATTCAGCAAGAGCATATACAAGATTTGGAGTCTCAGAAAGAGACACTTGAAAAAGAAAACAAAAGCCTGATGCAAAGATTAGGCTTAAAACGATAGGAGTTAAAATGGCTAATAAAAAACAAAACGAACCTACTCTTATGCTTGACGATAAAGAATATAAGATCAATGATATGGGTGATGACCAAAAGGTAATGGTAGCTCACATCAACGACCTTAATCGCAAGATCGACTCTACAAGGTTTAACCTTCAGCAGTTAGATATAGGTAGACAAGGTTTTGTTCAGTCTTTAAAAGTCAGCTTGGAAACACCACAAGTCGAAGAAGATAACGAATAAAAGTTAAGTAGGAGAAATGCTGGATGGCTGAATTTGCTATACAAGAGTGGGGGATTGTTGGCGTAATCATAGTTTTATTTGTCGGCCAACTGGTGTTTCTCCAAAAGACCTTAATGAATAAGCTTAAACAAAATTTAGATATTACAATTAAGCTTATAGATCGTTTCAATAGATCCGACGCTACAGCAGATCGCAGAGCAGAAAAGGCGATAGATGCAGCGGAGCGCAGACATGAAACGGTCATTAAAGAAATTGATGATCTTTCTGATGCTACCAGGTCTGGCCTGGAATATTTGAAAGGAAGAATTAATGGCGGCAAAAGCAACTAATACAAAAGTGGATAAATATCGAGACGAGATGCTCGAACGTGTAACCAGGCTAGAGGAAAAGCTGATAGCCAACTATGAGGTTACAAAAGAGATCCGCGTAGATGTTAAGGCCCAGAATGGCAGAGTGAGGATCTTAGAGGGTAAACAGTCCTGGTTTGCCGGCATACTGGCTGCTATCACTTTTGTTTTTGGTAGTCTTTTCGCCTGGTTTAAAGGAGACTATTAATGGAATTTATACAAAATAATTGGGAACAAATTTTAGCTGGAGTTACAAGTATAGTTGGAGGATTCAGCCTTCTCGCAACTTTGACTCCGAATGAATCAGATAACCGAGTAATTGATGCAATTATGAAAACCATCAATTTGCTTGGTGCAAACGTAGGAAAAAGTAAAAATGCTTAAAAGATTAATCAAAAGTCTTGTTAAGAAACACGGGATGAAAGGCTTGCTTATAAAAATAGGCGATTGGGCCGTGAGCAGTAGTCCTAATAAAAAAGACGACGAGATCTGGGAAGGTGTAGTTAAGCCATTTATAGAAGATAGTTTCTAGGATGGTTAGTATATCGCAAATGAGATCTCTCATTGAGCGCGTATGTAATGAAATGGGACCTAAATATGCTAAGAAAGAGGCCGTAGACCTTGTGTTGGCCACGGGTATAATTGAAAGTCGTTATGAATACATTAAGCAGCTTAATTCGGGTCCCGCCGCGTCGTTCCATCAAGTAGAACCAGCAACCGCTGTAGATAACTGCCAACACTTTTTGTCCCATAGGAAATCCTTAATGCAAAAATGCGCTAAGGCTAGTATGGTAGACCTAAAACATTGGCAATCTTATGACCTGGATCTATGGTCCAATATACTGGAAAAGAACATTGCAGCGGGGATCGTCCATTGTAGAATTAAGTATTATCGAACACCTAAGCGTTTACCGACTAGTGTCGAAGGTATGGCTAACTATTGGAAAGAATTTTACAATACTTCTAGTGGGAAAGGAGATCCAAAGGAGTTCATTGAGCAAGTAACTAAATGGATTAAGTAGTCGAATGAGGTATTTATAATGACATTAGCAGAACAAATGCAATCTATGATGGATGAATTAAAGGCAATTAAGCATTTAAATAATAGTTTAAAGTTTGATATAGATTCTGAGGTTTCCCTTGATGGAGCCAGGAAGATCGCAAATTTAATTAGCATGATCGATAATTTGAGAGTACCTGATATAGTAGGTACGTTTGAAGAGGTTAATTCAGCAAATGATTTTAACAACGAACAAAGTGGATTAGCGTAATGGCAACTAGACTCGAAAGCTTTTGCAATACAACGACAGATCTTCAAGGCATCGAGAGTAATATAGACTCGTATGACCGGAAAAGGCTCATTCAAAATTTTCAGACTCATTCGGGTTCGGTGTATGTTGCGTTTGATGTTGGCTATATTAGCCAGGCTTATTCCGAGGGAAAAGAATTAACAATGTGTTCCTCTCTGGGGGACGTCAATGCAGCAGATGAGGCCTATTTTGACTCTGATAAGGATGCGCTGTATGTTTATTCAGCGGTAGATCCAGATAACATAGTTTATGAGGCCTCTGAGGATTGGGCCACCGTGAAACAGCGAGCGGTCAATGAGCAAGCAGATCACATTAGATCTTATATCAATAGACCGATCTTTAAGCGTACAAAGGCTGAGGACCAGGGAGCGGCAAGCCGAGATTATGATTTTGTATTAATTAATGCCAATGCTGGCCTAGCGTGTGCAGCGTTAATATCCAGCCAGGATCCAGATAAAGCACAAGAGGTCTATGAGCGCTATATCTCTCCAGATGGCGATGGAATGTTAGATCTACTCAAACAAGGGGCATATGCTTTATGGCATGAGGCAACGAATGAATTAAATGAAGGCCGCGTGGTCCCGGTATCAGTTAATGCAAGTTCAACTGGGTATATTTCTGATACTAAGTCAATAGCTTTGCCCGCTGTAGATTACGATGACGTGCGCGTCAAGATAACGACCGCTGGAACCTTCACCGCTGGATCTGCTAGTGGGGTTAAATATTCTGTTTATACTAAAAACGATGAAGGCCTAGCTATGAATACGGTCGTAGATGATGTAGTTATAAATGGCGATTATCAATCTTTAGCCTATAATATGTATATAAGGTTTAGCGAGGGCGTTTATACCCTTAATGATGAGTATAGCATTATAGTAGTTGGCCAGCCAGAAGAGCATGGCGAAGTTAGATCTGGCCAGATAATGAGGAGATAGAATGTGGCCTCAATATATACAAGTGTATTAAAGGATAACGTATTAGATCCCTTTGAAAAGCTACTCAAGTCTGAGTTCGGCAAAATTCCAATACATTACGATATAGACTTTAAACATCGCGGTAATTTCTTTATCCGAGTGATTCCAGTTCAAGATGTACTAGACCAACCTACAACTGAGGACCAATTACGGACGTATGGGCTATTATTACGCGTTTATCGACGTACTCCTGGGCCTTATAATAAAGAGCGGAACCTTACTCAGCTTATTAATTATATCGACCGTATTAAGCGTTTAATTGGTAATAATTCTAACTACCGGCCGGACAGCGATTATGCCTGGAATGACGGTGTAATCACCAGGGTGAACTATCAGCCAGAGCTAGAGGATCCGGAAGAGCAATACCAAGTGGCAGATCTTCTATTTAACTGCAATGTATTAGTATGATTGATTTCAACAAAACAACCAATAAAAATGTACTTGAGAATCTCACGCTACTAATCGCGCAAGAGTTCAAGCAAAATCCGATCCGCTATGATGATAACTTCAATGGAAATACATATTTTAAGCTAACTCCGATTGAAGATGAGATTATAGACCTTCGTACTAATGGTGCAATTAGAGAATACACTATTGAAATACAGTATACTGAACGAAAAACTGGCAGATATACGAAAAGAAATAGTTTAGATAATCGCGTCAATATGATTGAGCGCTTAAAAGAGATCCTCAGACGCGCTACTGCCAGTATTGATCTATTCTTATATTACATGACAAGCGATGGTGAGAGTTTCTTAACTAGCGACGGTGAAGATGTCCTTATTACACGACGACCATTGCTTATCACAAGCCAGGATGACTTCTTCATAACCTCAGATGGTAAAGCCTTCGCAGTCTACCCAGCAGCCTTGACATACGACTGGCATCACATGAGATTAGAATCTGTAAACTATGATATAGAAAGTGAAAGACCGAATTATTTAACTGCTACAGCAGAATTTAAATGTTTGGTCGAAGAGTTATACTCGTAAACTAATATGGTATAAATGATGGCAATATATAAAAGAACAAAATTTATTCCTCAATGGGGGAGCTACAAGGGGCTACAAAGAGATGATTGGGATGCCCTCAATCGCGACGAGGAAGTCGAATTAGATTCGGTCCCAGCCGCAGCAGAAGAATATCTGGAAAAAACTAAATCTAGCAAGAGTAAAAAGGAGTCTAAGTAATGGCTTTAGATGGAGCAGCTTTCAGTCCAAAAGAATTTGGATTAGCAATACAAACTGAATCTAATATTGGTACTAAAGTTACCAGCGGTATGACCCGCGTTAATGTCGATAGCGTAGAGATGCCAGGATTTAATTTAACACAAGTATTAGATGCGCGAAGTGGGTCCAGCGGTAGAGTGGCTGACGCCGATGATGCTTTTACTTCTGATAAAGGAACAGTAAAAGAAATATCATTTTCTGGTATTTTTGATGCAACGGTAGCGCCAATACTAATACAGAACGTATGCGCATCTGCTGAGTCTAGTGATATTACTACGATTGCAGCAGCCTTTACTCCAGACGAACTGCAAACTGGCGCTAGTTCAGCGGTTCAAAAAACTTTTAGCTTATGCGTTATTGCGCCAACTACGAATGACGGCTCATCCGATACAACCAGGAATATGGTATTCCCTGGATGTGTACTGACTTCCCTAACCGTTACTGGTGATATGGGCGACGAGTCGGGACGACTTAAATTTTCAGCAACGGCCCAATCGGGCTACGCCGCAAGCTACAACCACGCGGCACCAACTATTTCTGCTGCTTATGGCAGCACTTATTACTCACTAGCAACTCTATCTGGTGCGAAAACAATCGCCGGAGCTGCTAACTCAGTAATACAAAGTTTTTCATTGAATATCGAAAACCCAGCAAATTTTGTCGGTCAAAATGATTCGTCGGGCAATCCAGACGCGATCGTTAGAGCTGTCCCAGAAATTGTCGTTACAATGGACGCGACAGTCAAGTATGATGATAATACTGCTGGTTATATGAATACAATGAAAGCTGGTACTACTACACTAGATACGCTTTTATGCGATCAATCTACACTAGCAAATGCGTCTACTACGTTTGGCGTTCAGGGCGATAATTGCGTTATTACTAGCGTAGCCTTTAATGAGGCTAACGCAATGATGGTAGATGTAAGCACTAAGTTTTTAGCTAGTGGCGGTACTGCCGTATTTGCAATGCACACTTAATAGTTAAAGAAAAATATGAAAACAAAACACGGCGAGTTTGATATTCGCCCTATTAGCTTTGCTGACCGTAGAGAGCTGCATCGCTTAGAAATGAAAGTGTATTGGGATGAAAAGGTCGATCAAGATGAATACTTTAATTTGCTTAACTGGATTATGGAAAAAGCATTCGAAGATCCAGAGGCAGCCTTAAAAGATCTTGATGATGGTCAAATTGATGAGGTCCTGAACGAGTTTTACTTTCATTATAAGGGCCTATCCAAAAAAAAGCCTACAAAATAAGAATTGCAACCTGGTGTAATTTTTTCGGCTGGGGAAATAGCTTATATCCCGTAAAGTTTGAATCTTACCAGGCCCAAAGCCCAACTCTTTCCGAAATAATCACTTTCGATGAAGATGAGATCTGGAATGAAATAGATCGAATCTTAATTGAGGACGAGCGTGGGAAATTTACGCCTGGCCAAAATATTTACTATAACTTATCCTTTTTTTGTAATCCTAAGATATTTAACGATCCAGAGATCGAGTTTCATATACTTGAGTATTTTTACATGACAAAATTCAATCTCCCCATTGCACCAAGCTTACCAGAGGCCGATGCACACACTCTTGACATCTTTCGCATTATTAGTGAAGAGATGACTGCTTGTGAAAATAGACAAAGGGAATTAAGTAATGGCAAATAAATTCGTAATTGAAGTTAAAGCTAAGGGCTTTGGTAACTTAAATAATCAGCTAAAGCGCTCTGACGATGCAATGAAAAACTATGGCAATAATAGCCAAAGAGCCGGACGTCAGACCAATGAATTTAGAAAACAAATTGCTCTAGTAAGAAATAACTTACTTTTATATACCTTTGCTTTGACGGGTGCCGCGCGTGTATTTAATAGCTTTATTAGTAAAGCCTCAGATGCTAGGGAAACATTAAGTCAATTCAGAGTTGTATTTGGCGATCAAGCTGATGCAGCAATGGATTTTGCGAATACCCTAACTAAATCCTTTGGTCAATCACAAGCTGATGTAGTCGCTTTAATGGCCTCATTGCAAGACACGTTTGTACCTCTAGGGTTTTCTAGGGAAAAGGCGTCTAAATTATCCGGAGCATTAACTCAGCTATCCTTCGATGTAGCATCATTTAAAAATGCCTCTTCGCCAGAGGTTTCTCAAGCATTCACTTCAGCAATCGTTGGTAATCACGAAGCCGTAAGAAAATTTGGTATTGTTATTACTGAGGCCAGGGTTAAGCAAAAAGCGATGGAAATGGGCCTTTGGGATGGTACTGGAGCGGCTAGCGCGCAAGCGAAAGTTCTAGCTAGAACCAACTTAATCATTGAAGGATCTAAGGATGCAATAGGCGACTTTGCTAGGACCCAGCATGAGTTTGCTAATCAAGTTAGGATTTTAGGTAATTCATATAAAGATCTAGCAATAGATGTTGGTAACGCTTTAATACCGGTAGCTAAACTGGCGATGCACTTTGCCAGCACCACCCATATAAAGGCTTATGTAGCAGCATTAGGCCTGATTGGCGCTGGGTATGTATTAGTCCAACGCCAGGCGATTAAAGCAGCAATCGCAACGGCTAGATTCAGAATGGGCTTAATTAAAAGTGTAGTGGGTATAGGTGTAATAGCCTTCGGAGAATTAATCGCAAGAATGTCAGGTTCAACTGAAGAGACTAAGAAGTTACAAGGCGAACTTATGGACCTTGAAAATGTCCTCGAAGGTATTGGGGCAGATGATGATAAAAATGGTGTTGGATTTTTAAAGATTTTAGAACAACACCTAGGCACGACTTTAATTGAAGCTCATAGAGTCCACGACGGAATCGACCATGCGGCTGAGGCTTTAGAAAAATGGAATAATCATCGAAAAGACTTTGAGGAAACTCAAGCTATGTGGGATGCGGAGCAAGCGCATTTAGATTTTGTAGCGCAAATGATGGAAGGCCAGGAAGGTAAATTAATGTCCGAGGCAGATCTTATAAAACATAGAGCTGACATCAAATCTGCTGCTTTCAGAAGAGAACAACAAGAAACCCAACAAAAAGCTGCTGCATTTAAACAATTTAGCGATCAGCTTGGTCGCGCAGTAGTCGATGGTCAAAATTTAGGTGAGGCAGTTGTTAATTCTATTAAAGCTATTGCAGCTGAATTAGCGGCTCAGGCAGCGTCGTTAGCAATCTTAAATATATTTACAGCGGGCGGAGTTTCAGCCGGTAAAGCTGGATTCGGCTTACTTGACGCGATATTTGGCCATACCGGGGGAGCTATTACTTCTAAGGGCATACAAAGGTTCGCACGCGGCGGTATGGTAGGTGGAGGAGATAACGTGCCTATAATGGCTCAAGCTGGAGAGTTTATTATGCGAAGAGATGCCGTGCAGAGTATAGGCTTAGACCAACTTCATCGCATGAATCAAACGGGACAGTCAAATTCTGTAACTGTTAATATTTCAGCTCCAATGGTCGATGAGACAGTAGTGGACCATATAATACCAGCGATAGAGAAAACACAGAGGTTTAATCTCGCATGAGCTTAACCTTTAATGGCGGACAAAATTCTCACGGGATTAACGAGAATTGGCTTTTCAACATAACGCATTCTGGAGGCAATCTATATTTAGCGTTAGCTGATGTTACATATAGCTCTAATTTTTACTATGGAGCAATTACCAATAATCCGAGCATTCGCGAAAGCCTGGATCTAGTTAGATCTAGGGCAAATACGAGCAATATAACATTAAAGATAGCAGATTTTGAATATAATGGAAGTCCAATCTCTGAGGAGTTTTTTGGTGGATCCAATTATTATATAAATCGAAGTGTATCTGCATCCATAAAGGTCGGCGCAGATAACCCAGTAGTGGTTGGTACGTTTCGCATTTTAGACATTAAATACGATGGCGATCAAATTACAATGCAGCTGATCGCAAAAAGACCTTGGGATGATATAGAGCTACCTACTGATAAAAGTACAACTGGAATTTATGTTCCAGTCGTATATGGGAATTATACTGGCAATGGTGTTAGTGACTTTATGACACTAAAATCATTATATCCAGCGCCTCGAACCAGCTCCGCTAATGGTAATGTATATTTTCTTGCAGCCAAAAGTGAAACTTCCAGCGTAATAAACTATTATGACAGCAGAGCTGATATGTTTCCATATTTAGAAGAAGAGCAATCTGCAACATTAACAAGGGACGGTAAAGACGCTTTCGCAGTAAAGAATATTTTTAAAAGGACCTATCAGTTTCGCCCGTTCAGCACAGCGACAAGTACGGGCTTTACCAATCCTGGTAATGCAATCAATACAAGCGACTCAGATTATGCCAATCAAAATCACACCGCATCAACAACGACATCTTTAAAGCTAGAACTGCCCAGTATATCGGGCAAGCTTTTAACGGCATATTTATATATCAAAGCGGATATAATTTTAAATTCCTCTGTAGATACCACAGAAATAAAACTTACAGAAAGCTCATTCGGAAGTGATACCACATTAATATCAAGATCAAGCGCTGGCACAACAAGCCTAACTACTTCTACTTCGACAAACATTCTTTCTAAAATTCAAAGCAATAGCAATACCTTACCAGACAACTTGATTTTGAAATTCATTAGCGCTACGCTTGGTGCTGTAAATTCAGATTGTAAAATCTATGATGTATTTTTGGTCCTAACAGTTCAAAATGATACCACAAACGAGCCAGAGGCGGCATCTAACTCAGAAGCATCTGAGAAATTCGTATACTCCGGTAACGATGGATTGACAAACTCCTGGGATGCTTCAGCAATTACTTATATCCATGATATTCATCGCGATATGCTTATACGCTTTGCTGGGGTTACAACTTCAACACCAGCAAATTATTCAGACCTAAATACGGCTAGATCTCAGTCTAATAAGGAATGGTACGCCAGATTTTGGCAATTAAGGCCGAAAATGCTACGAGAAACGCTAGAACAATTACAATTCGAAGGTGGGTTCGCCTTCAGATTTAAAGCGGACGATAGCCCTCAATATATTTATATAAAAGATTCATATTCTTCTGGAGATGTTGATTATACATTTTCTAAAGACGATCTGTCGGATATTACAGTTAGCAACACTCCGATCGCTAATCTCGTAAGTAAATTTATCGTGAATTATGAAAGAAATGCTGGGAATGGAACATATATTAACTCACAAACTTGTACGAACGGCACTACACGAACAAATTATAATATTGCGACAAAAGAGAATATTGCTCAAATCAATCTTGATTATATAGTTCAGAATGGAGCTGGGACAGTAGGAGCTACAGATCTAACTGGGGGAGATCCAAATGATGGATTCGCTGATTATTATGGCCACTTAGCCTCAAATGTTAATCTTATTGTTGAAGCAAGCGTTATAAATCCAGCTCATATTGGGATCGAAATAGGCGACATAGTAACATTCGATAATAGCGATATGTATCCAGCTAAAGCCTTTGGTGCTGCCTGGACCAATAAAGCTTTTATGGTAATCAATATATCGCGTACACCAGGTAAACTAAACATTAAAGTAAGGGAAGTAGGTACTATTTCTTAAAAAGGTATAATTATGGCACATTTTATTTATCCAAATGCAAACTTATATTCAGCAGATCCAGTAGGCGGTGATCAAACTGGCGGAACAAATGATTTTGCTGCTGATGCAACTTCAGCAACAAATGAAACTAGACTAACTGACGTTTCGATCGGCGCTGCTGCTGGTATGCCCGCGCAATATGATACGATTCAATTTGACCTAGGAGCAACTGGTAATACGATTGACAGTATTGCAGTTTATAGTACCGCTGAAGATACAGATGATATTGATTGGTACGGTAGTGATAGCGCAACATCTAATGCGTATTCTACTTTTATTACAAGTTCTACAATGGCTACTGTGAGCGCTGGATGGACTGTCAGAACTGGAGTTACTATTAGTAGCGCATCCCCATCAAAGCGTTATTATTATTTAAGACAAAGCGCTGGAGGGAATAATACTTTAACTGAAGTAATTTTAGGCACTAAATTAGATTTAACAAACGTGGACCTATCAGGTACTGAAGGTAAAATACATGGCAATAAGATTATAACAAGCCAGGGGGGTATAGAATATTCAAATAAGCGACATGATGGTAAAAAGTTTTGGAATTTTGATCTAAAGTTTATTAACTCCACTTATAAAACAAACCTAGAAACAATGAGGACAGCAACCGTTGGTTCTCATTATAAATTTTTATATTATGATGGATCTTCGTATAATTACGTTCGGATGAGCGATGATAGTTTAAGGTTTACTGAAGTTGCTGTAGGAGTATACGATACTAAAATCAAGCTAACTGAGCAGCTTTCATAATTGTAGCTGAATGTATCTAGCTGCATCTGGGGAAAACGAAACCTAAAAAATTCACCGAGGAGAGGAATTGGGTATATTAAAAAAGTACCACTTTTCTACCGATTGGACTTTTTCACGACGAGAACACTAAGAATCGGGGGTTCGAATCCCTCCCCCTCCGCTAAATTACTGTAAATCCAATAATACTAACAGATGACAAGCAAACGCTTGTCAGATTCTTAGTGTGTTTTAGGCCTATAATGTAGCTATATGTAGCTGATAGTCGCCTAAAAAGTACCACTTTTCTACCACTTTTTATAATAAGGCCCCTAAGTGAGTTAAGAGCTTACCGGTAGCGTTTTTCTTATCATGTATATTGTAATCAGCATATGATTCCTCAGTATCTCGTACGCTCTTATGGCCACAAAATTCCTTTGCAGCGTAGATATTACCAGTAGATCTAAGCACTAGCGTTGCGCCAGTATCCCTAAGATCGTGAGGTGTAAAATGTATACCGCTGATTTGGCGGGCGGTTACGATTCGATCGTATACATTTTGGCTGGTAATAGGAATGGGGTAGTATTCAGCTAATTCATGCCAAGGCTGATAGTACGCTGCTATGCGCTCTAAAAGCTCCTGGTGCTGCTTTAGCCAGGGTATTTCAAATAGAGTCGAATGCTCCTTTTTATTACCCTTATTTCTAATGAAAGCGACTCCATTTGTCTGGTCAATTTGACCCCATTCAAAATAGGGACGGGTCAGCTCAGATACGCGGCATCCGGTTATTATATAAAGCCTCATCATATCCTTAGTTACTTCATCAATATCTGGATTAGCGTAGATTTCTTCTAATTGCTCTACGCTTAATGGATTTTTATTACCCTTGACGACCTTGGGATGCTTAATTGGATTCGAACTGATCTTGAATCCCTTTAAAGGAGTATCTAGCTGGCCAGCTATAGCCTGGCGGCCTACGGCTCCAATATGATTAAGACATTTGATCTGAGTAATACATTGATTGCGCTTACCAGTACCATAATTAGATATGATTAATTTGTAGCTAATATTCTTAAATAAGAATGTTTCGCCAAAATCATTAATCCATTGCTCCATTGTACGATGATAGCGCTGCTCAGTTTTAAGCGCGTAATCGCACCAGGGCATTATTTCATCCTTAAAGAATGCAAATAATTCTCCAATACTAATTTCGCGCACAACTTCGGGAAGATTGGTTTTCCCAAGTTTTCTTTCGTTTTTATCTATGATCTCTATAGCTGTTAATTCAACTACGGTCCTATCAGCCTCAGCTTTTCCTACGATAGTAATGTATCGGTAAGGGTTTTGATAGAGATCCCTATAACCTTGCGGAACGTGTTTTATAACGTATTTATCGCCTGGTTTTTTCTTTACTATTTTTGCCATGTACTCTCCTATTGTTGTTTCAGTTTCTCCACAGAGATCATAAAGACCTCTTTATTCAATATCCGCACAATCCTCATCAATGCACTCCATCAGAGAAACGGAGAATCCATCATCGGGATCGCCGAACGCCTGTCTTTGCACCCGAACCCGACAATAATGTCCATTCTCCTTCCTTATTCGCCAAATATAGTCGCTCTTGTTAGATACGATGACTTCTTTTAATCTTTCGTGTTCGTCGGGATGGATAAATTCCATAATGGGCTTGCCAATCATCTCATTTCTATCATATCCGAACTGCTCGATATACATCTGATTCACGTCTCGTATTATACCTTTTCTTGATATGCCGAGGGGTTGATTGATATTGTCGAATAGATAATTCCATTGTTCGCTTTTGATATTCAATTCGGACGCAATCTCTTGAAATGTGGAATCGGCATTGAGTTCAACAGCGAATTTTTCTATGTTTGATTCTGTCCAATTAAACTCATTTAAAGGTTCACATATAAGATCATTCTCTAGAATAGTAATCTTTTCAGTTAATAAAGCAATATTCATTTCTTGGGATTTTATTGTTTGATCTCTTATGTCCATGAACGTGTCTCCTTTCTTTGTTGTTTTGTCCGGCATTTCAAGCTGGCCTTGTTTTTTGGTATGGTCTTTCCAGGCTATTTTATAACCGTTCGCGCTAGCCATTAATTCAAGAGTTTTCGATTCGACACCCTTGATCTTATTATTTCGGATACGCCAAAAAGTCTGGCGCGAAATGCCAGTCGCGTCGGTCCACGCCTGGTCCGACCACTCTTTTTGTTCTATAATAAGTTTAGCTATTTCTTTGCGAGATAATTGAGTCATGTAGATTTCCCCTTATTTAATGATGTTAAAGTAATAGATATTGTAACAATTATGCAACATAAATGTAAAAAGTAAGAAAAAATGTTGCTTGTATGATTTAAATGAACATAACATTTGCAACAATTTAAGGAACAATTATTCATGGGACGTCCCAAAATCAATCTACCAATTCAAGCACAAACGAAGATCAGGCAAGTGTTGGCCAGGGATGACGTCCAAAGGACCTTAGCTTGGCTTTCACGAGAATCTTGTATCACATATCCATTATTACATCAAATAACAACTGGTAAGCGTAGACTCCAAAATGACCAGGCGGATCGTATATTATTTGCGTTTCAAAGATTTAACATTAATGTTACACGCGAGGATCTGTTCGTTTGAAGGATTATTGGCTTACACTTGTTGAAACTGCAACGTATCTATCGGTATCGAGACATACCGTATATAGAATGTTAAATAGCAGAAAAAATCCGGATCTACAGATTAAGAAGATTGGCGGGCGGACGCGAATCTTAAAAAGCAGCATAGATAATCTCGAGAAAATAAGGACCAGGTAATGCCCAAAAGCAAACATCCTCGAAAAAAGAAGGCATGGTCTAAAGTGTTAAAAGATAAAAATAGGCGCAAAGCCAGAGCTAAATACAACGCAAGCCCAAAACGCGATGAAGAGCGTCGCAAGAATGTCGTATTAAATATCAATTCCACATACCAAAATGAGCAAAATAATAATATATAATAGCGAGAAATTATCTAAAAAAGATCTCCTCTCCTATGTCGAGTCGTTAGGTGGCTCCTCTTTACCTGACGGCTCGGCGCTCATCAAGGGCGTGTTTACCACAAAGTTTACAATTACGTCGAAAGACATTTTACATAGAATGCGCCTCATAACTGAAACGTGCCGCAAGCTTGATACACTTAACCTTAATTATGAGGTGATCGAATGAGAGATCTACTCTGGTATATAAAGAATTATTTTTTCGAAATGATAATAGTGATGATGCTGATCGCGGTATTAATAAACAATAGGAGTCTAATATGGCCGTAAATAAAAAATCGGGTACAATGAAAGCACCCGTCAAATTTTCTCCAATGACCCTGGAGAAAGTTACGATTACCTATTCACATATACAGAAACCGGACCTGGAATACAATACGGGACATAGCGTTACTGTAGAATGGAATAAAGACATTGCTAAAATGTTTAGCGAAATGGTTAAGCAATCTGGTGTTAAAAAGGTGAATGGTTTAAGCGCTCCGAATGGCGATGGTAGGCTAAAAAGCTGCCAGCTAAAAGATGGCCCAACGCAAGTGAAATTTAAGAACTCGCTTTATTCAAGCGACGGTGTGGAGCGTTTTCCGGATGTCTTTGATCTAGATGGCCAGCGAACGATGGATAATCCATATGGCGGAGACGTAGTGAATCTGGTCGTTCGGCCAAAAGTGTGGGATATGCAAGGTAAAGAATCTATCAGCGTCTATTTAAATGAGATCCAGATAGTCGAAAAGAATAGCGGAAGCAAGATAACATTCGCTAAACCTAGACAAGAAGAGACTACGTTCAATGCAAATAAACAATCTGAGCCAGTATCCGACGAAGATCTGCCGTTCTAAGTTAGAAGATAGATCTAAAGAAGAAATACAAAAACTACAGCAAGAATGGGATAAGTCTATGGCTAACAGTAAGCAAAAAGGAACCGGCTATGAAAATGAGCTGGTTAAGAAATTGATTGCCGCTGGATTTAAAGGCGTTAAGCGTGCTTGGGGGTCTGATGGCCGCTCATTAGGTCTTGAGCCGGATGTGGATATTGTAGCTGAGGAATACAAGATTCAGGCAAAGCGGCGCAAGGTAATACCTAAATGGCTAAGGATGGGAAATTGCGACCTAGTGATGTTCCGCGAAGATCGTGGAATTACATTCGTTATGATGACATTCGATGATTGGGTGAGATGTTTGAAAGATGCCCCTTAAAGGATAATAGGAGATGCGCCCTTGCTGGATATGATAAAAATAAAGAGTTGCGATGTGGCTTTGCAACTTATCCGAATAAGGTTCGAGAGCTAAAGGTATGTGGCCTCGAACTAAAAAAAGCGAAGAGAAAAAGACGATAATACTTGGTTGGTATTGGCTGACTGATCTTTTCGCTTATTTTTATGATGCGCTAGTTGATGGTATGGTTTCGATCCTTCGAAAGACCTCCTCCCCCCCGCCCTCAACTGGCGCTCAATCTTGCGATCATCCAGTAGGAAACATAGTTATGGGCGAGGTGCATTATGGACCAAGGGAGGACCAGTTCACCACATATTGGTATTGTGAAGATTGCGGAGAGGAGATCGCGGATGATTATGGCATGGATATATGATAAAATGGTACTTCATTTACTTTTGGCGATATATCAAAAGCGGAGGATCCGCGGGCCAGGTGAGGCAAGTAGAATGGTTCTTAAAATTAATGGAGCATCATTGTCTATTAAAAATTTGGAAATGGATACATAACTATGAGTGATATAGATAAAATATTAGATACTGAACTTCAGCAAGAGATTGTTGCTTTAGAGGCTGAGATGCTCCAGGCCAACATAGACTGTCAAAATGCCTTAGCTGAATTAGAAGAGGTTGCTGAAAAAGAAATAAAACAATCAGTACATGAATTTTATATGGATGACGCTGATGGAAGATAAAAAAGTAATAGACATCATTGAAAAAGAGTATCCAGAGATGATGGAGCTTTTTAAAGATTTTCAAAAGAGGCAATACACTTTGTTCTGTCGAAAGCAACATGATTACGGTGAGAATAATATCAGCTTGGGCCAGGATCTAACTAAAGCAAAAAATATAAAGAAATCATTACAAGGCCTATGGTTCCGGATGCACGATAAGATTCAAAGGTTTTACAATTTAGTTGAACGCGATACTGAGGTCGCAGTAAAAGACGATCCGCTTGAGGATGTGTTTATGGATCTGGCTAATTATTCGATCATTAGCTTTTTAGTTAAAACGTCTAAGTGGGGTCGATGATGGATATTTATGGTATATATCCTGGATCTTGGTATAGGTACAATAAAGAGACTGATATGAACCTGGGCCATCAAAAGCATACGGGAGTCTACGCTTTATATGACGAAACTGGCCTGATCTACATTGGCCATTCGACTAGGCTATTTGACCGGATCAAGACCCATGAAAAGGAACATAGCTACGCAAAATTTAAAGTGATATTTAGCTTAGAAGAGGCCCAGGCCCTTGAAAAAAAGTTAATCCAAAGGTTAAGGCCAGCTCAAAACAAAGAATATATCAAAACATTCGAAGGCAAGACCAAAAGGTTTAATAGCGAGATAGATCTCGATGTTTATAACGCTCTAAAAATTAAAGCTGCGATCAAAGATCTACCGGTGAGCCGCATAGTTAATGATGCGCTAAGAAAAAGTTTAAAGAAATGGATTCAAATTGCGAAAAAAGCCAACTAGGTACTATCAGATAGTTAGGGTGTATAAAAATCTTATTCGTAAAAGGTCCGAAGAAGGAAAGGATTGCCAGCGGTTGCGCAAGCGGCTATGGGTAATAATAAATAATGGCAAAAACGAAAGCGCATACAGCATATAGATTACAAGATGGCCGAAGGGTTAAGGGTGTAACGACCATATTAAATAACCTAGGTTGGAATAAGAATGTATTGGTGGCCTGGGCCAGAAGGACTGCTTTAGCGGGCGAAGATCCGGAGGCAGTATTAAAAGAGGCTGGGACCATAGGGACCTTGGCCCATTATTTGTGCGAATGCCATATTAAAGACGAAGAGCCAGATATGGTTGATTATTCAGAAGAGCAGATAGAAAAAGCTGAGAATGCTTTTTTAGGATATTTAGAATGGGAGAAGATGACAAAACCTAAATATGAGGCAATAGAATTAAAAATGGTAAGCGAGAAATATGAGGTTGGTGGAACCGCAGATTTTGTAGCCAGGATTAATGGAGCGTTGGTCTTGGGCGACTTCAAGACATCTAAGGGAATCTACCCGGAAATGACGTGCCAACTGGCCGCCTACCGTAAAATGTATATTGAGTTGCAGCCAAAGGCAAAGATAGGATCTGCGATGATCTTGAAGTTGGATAAGAATTCCGGTGCTTTCTCGCATCATTTCGTGAGCAAGCAGCAGCTAGACTGGGGCTGGAAGGTTTTTCGATGCTGCATGGAGTTAGATAAGCTGCATAAAGAGATATAATGTGGAGATTACACAATGAACATATGTGAACACCATTTATTTGGACTGGCAATCCTGTTTGTCGTAGTGCTGCTGGGGATTATTTCAGTTATAAGAGAAGAGCGCAATGCCCCCAAATAAAGAAGATAGAAAAAAGTATTGGATTACGCCTCCAGAATTATACGATGAGTTGAATGCTGAATTCGGTTTTGATTTTGATCCATGTCCTTATCCATATGAGGGGGTAGATGGGACTGAGATCGAATGGGGTGATGTTACTTACTGCAATCCCCCATTTAGAAAAGCTGATAGTGAAAATGGCAAAGGTCCGACAGATTTTATACGCAAGGCTATCGAAGAAAATAAAAAAGGCAAAACGGTTGTTATCACGATTAATACAATGTCTTTTATCAATTTATTATTAGAGGCTGGAGCTGAGGCAAGGTCTTTAGGTAGGGTAAAGTGGCTAGATGCTGAAACTGGCGAGCCTTGGCCTAAAGCGTCAAATACAACTTTATTCGTTTTAAGAGGTAAAGATGCCCCCAAATAAAGCTGCGAAGGCGCGCAAAAGAGAAAAATTTAAACGTAAGAATGCGATAGCGGAATATAAAGCTAAAAAAAGAAGAGAGAGGAAAGATGCGAGAAAAGCGCAACAAAACGCTACAGAATGACGATTGGAAACGATGGAAGAATGGCTGGCCATACAAAGGTGATGCTCCAGATGATCCTGAGTATCTAAAAGAACGATCAGAATTTTTTAGGTCGAATGCGCCAAAGGATGCTCCGTATAATGGCTGGTGGAGAGGGCAGAGTGGGTGAAGATAATTAGCTTAGGATTAGGAATACAATCAACGGCGATGTATTTAATGTCATCATTGGGATATATAGACCGTGCTGATTATGCGATATTTGCTGATCCTGGCGCAGAGTTACCAGATACATATAGGCTTTGGGATTATTTAAACGATTGGGCGAAATATAACAATGGCATTCCACTTATTAAGAAAAAGAAGTCTTTATATGATGATATTATAAAAAGACAAAACTCTACTGGACAGCGATGGGCAAGTATTCCAGCTTTTACTGAATCCGAGGGTATGGTCAGGCGACAATGTACTAAGGAATATAAGATTGATGTAGTTGTAAAAGCGATTCGTGAGTTGTATGGATTAAAGAAATATGGTCGTATGAAACCAACGATTTTATACTTAGGCATTTCATTAGATGAGATACAGAGGATGAAAGAGTCTCGGCTGCCAAATATAACGTATGAATATCCTTTAATAGATCAAAGGGTCACTCGTAGTGATTGTGTGAAATTTTTAGAAGATAGATCATTTAATAATATTAAAAAGTCATCCTGTGTGTTTTGTCCATATCATAGCAATAAGAACTGGAAAGAGATCAAACAAAATTACCCAGAAGAATGGAAAAAGGTTAAAAAGGTTGATGAGGCTATAAGAGATTCATCAAAGCGTGGGGTAAAAGACAGATTATTTTTACATCGAACATTAGTTCCGATTGACGAAGCTTATTTACAAGAAGATCAAGAAGAATTATTTATGTGCGAAGAGGGTTATTGTGGAATATAAAGATAATCTGTTCTCAAAGTATGTCCATAATATTAAAAAGTCCAGTAAGCCTAATAGTTGGTATGGGCTATGCCCGTTCCATAATGATAAAGAGCCGAGTTTTTATTTTACTGACGATGGACTATTTCATTGCTTTGGATGCGATACTAAAGGAAATGCGATCACTTTTGCTAAAATGGTCGGAGAACGGCTCCCAAATATGGCGAATATGGAGAGAACTAAGGTTAAGGCGGATGTATGGTCGCCTCCAAAACCGCTGTCTCTTAAGTATGGAGATATAGTAATGGAGGCCCAAGACCGGTTGCTGCTTGATTATGATAATTTAATTGGAGATCTACCCTGGAGTAAATCAATCGTTAAGAAATTATGTATTGGCTGGGATAAAGGTACGTTTACATTTCCTTATTTGAATGAAGAGGGTGTGCTGGTGAATATTAAGTGGCATAAAAAGCAGCAAGTTACTGGTCATGCCAGTACATTTATATTTCCAATGTGGCATATGGTCCAGAAGTATAGCCCAGGTAAAACTTTATATATAGCTGAAGGTGAAAAGGATGTCGTTAGTCTAATATCAAGTGGTAAACAAGCAATTACGCTAAATAATGGGGCAATGGCTCGTTGGCCAAATGCTTTGGTACGGCTGGTGGTGGATACATTCGATGAGGTGTTTCCATATTTTGATAATGATGAGGCTGGGCGCAAGGCTAGTCGAAAATTTATAGAACGGTTTGAAAGATATGCGATTAGTTAAGCCAGATTATTCTAACGTGCCGGAAGGTGCTGATGCTACAGACCTGGAAAAGCAAAATAAAGAGATACCAGGTATCGAGTCTGAATCTAATGGTATGATCGGCCTGGAAGAGCTGATGAAACGATCAGGGGGCAAGCATGAGTTTGCGATCGAGCCTATATTGCCGAAGTCAGGTATAACAGTTCTTGCGGGTACTGAGGGTAGCGGGAAGAGTATCTTGTGTTCGCAGCTAGCCTTGTGTGTTGTTACTGGCCAGAGTTTTCTGGAGTTTGTCATGGGGGCAAAACGCAAGGTTATGATATTTAATTTCGAATTAACTGATGAAGAGTACGCAAGACGAGTTAGGCTGCAATACCAGAAAATGGCTGAGGATATTAATAAAGTTGATACATCTCTGTTTTTCTATAAAACCTATGATGGGGGCGCTTTTAGTGAGCGTTGGGATAGTATAGAGAATTATTGCCGCCTAAAGGATTCTAAGGGGGCGGTGGTTATTGTAGATAATATGTATACATCTACCGAAAGAAATTTGAGTGATAATAGCGAGTTAAGGCCAGTTTTGAAAAGGATCCGCGAGATCTCGGATGAGTTCGGAATATGCTTTGTTTTAGTGGGCCATCATAATAAAAATACGGTCCCGGAACCGATAAATATTAATCATATCCAGGGGGGTAAGCAGCTGACGATGAATGCGGATAGTGTGATTCAAATTGCTGCAAATGTGAATGATGAGACTGTTAAATGCTTGAAGTGGACCAAGAGCAGATATAGTGGGTCTAGCTTGCATAATAAACCGCTGAAATTGACCCTGGATGATAACTTGCTTTATACCAGGCGAGGGATCATAAAAAGCGAGATAGCATACTTTACGAATATGGCTGAGAAGATAGAGATCCAAGCGCTTAAATCATTTATTGATATCAGGCTGCCGGAAGGATCTGAGTTCTATACGCAAGGATTTACTACCTTTGTTGCGGAGAGTAATAATTTTAATAATGTATCAATGATTACTGCAAAAAGGTGGCTAAAAAGGCTAAATGAGTGGAATGTGATTGAAAAATTAGGTCATGGAAAGTATTTAGTCAAAAATCAGAATTTAAGTGATTATGATGCCGTTGAGTGATACTATTGATACTATTGATACTTTGGCCTAGGGGTGTGTAAGATGATACTTTGATACTATCTACCCCAAAGTATCAAAATATCACCTATATAGGCATGGAAAACGCTATTTTTTGGCTTGTAGATGATACTATTGATATTATTGATACTATTGATACTATTGATACTATGATACTTTGAAAATCTTAAAAAGTGGTAAAAATAGCTTATTTTTTCAAAAAATTCCTGGATCTAAAAATATAAAAAATTTTGCTAAAAATCGTAAAAATAAAATTCCTAGCCCTAAAAATATAAATTCCTAGGCCTGGAAATATAAAATTCCTAGGCCCAAATATATAAAAAATAGGCCCATATATGGACCCATTAGACAAAAAGCTCCAAAAATACCTAGAGAAAAAGGGCCGTTTGACCCGCTGCGAATTGGGCCGGCCGGAATTGGATTTTTATTGTAATCTAGCCTACAAATCAGGCCGCGGGCGGCTGCTTTGCTCCGCCATGCTGGGCTGGACCAAAAATATAGAAGTTGAAGGCCTGGGCCGCTGTTTTTTAACCGCCCGGTATGAATACCGGCTAAAAATAGCGAACAAACGTAATAAGGACTTAAAATTAGCGCAGCGAATCCAAAAAGGCCCAAAATGAGCGCAATTTTTAACGCTTGGCCAGCGGACCACAAAAAAGCCTTTTCACGTCTAGAAACGCTGAATTTAATTAATGATTGCCGGTCTGGATCCGGACCGCTTAAAGCTAGGGCCAAAAAACGCCCAAAAATGGCCCAAAATGGCCGTAAAATGAATTTATTGATTCTAACCATAATCAAAAAAAAAGCCCCAGACCTAGAGGGTAAACCTCAAGGTCCGGGGCTGCGCAGCAATTAAGACCGGGGCTTTTTTGCCGGGAGCTACCCGGCGGCCATGGCCTTAAATCGTTTTAACGCGTTATTTTTTCGGCGCCTCCTTCCATGTGTGAATCAATACAAGATTCACAAACACCTCCGGAATATTCCGGGGGCATTCCGCGGCAATCTGAACAAATTAAACCGCTCCCAAGGTATTCCCCGGAATTGCTCATAATGTATTCATCATTGAATTCCGCGTACTCTTGGGCGGCGGCTAAAGTTTCGAATCTATGAATTTCATCATTGCCGCCGCTGTCATATGTGATTATGTCGTCTATATTCCGCGCGGGTAAATCCCCGCCCAAACATTCCAGATAAACGACGTAAAACACTTCCCTTGAATCAGTCATTGTTTTTTTATCCTTTTTTTAACTTTATGATGTCCGCGTTTAATTTATACCAATCACTATCTGACCAACTTTTTTGGTATTTTTTTACCGCAATTTCCGCGGCTTTTTCTGTTTTGTAAATCTTACCGAATTGATAAGGGTCACAACTGTTTGACGTTATAATGATGATGTACATTTTTTATCCTTTTTTTAATGGTAAGGGGTTACGATTGTATAACCGCTGAAAGTGTCATTATTTCCGCAAGCGTGACCGGTGGCCGTACAGGATCCACATGGGCCGGGGCATAAAAACACCTTACCGGGTCCGGCAATTTTACGAAGGGTGCGCCGGTCTTCGCTATCCATGTTAAACGGCGCAATCTTTTTCCCGATATCCATTGCCACAAATTCCCCGCGGAATATTGGAAGGGTCTTCATTACTTCCATCAATTCCGGGTACTTCCCGCCGCTCGAACCGTTCAGCGCGTAATTTGCGGGGAAATTGCCGTATTTATCCGCATATTCAATAAATAGGGGAAGGCTTTTCGAATATCCGTACGCGCTGATCCTTGGCATGCTATCGAACACTTCAAACCATTGCCGCATAATTTGAAGGCTTGGAAAATCCCCGTCTACGTATAGGCGTAAATCTACCCGCCGGCCTTCGTAATTTTTGGAAGTGATTATTTTTTCCAATTCCGATTCGATCACTTCCGGGGCATTGCGCTCTAAGATAGTGTTCTGTAATTGCCTAAAATACGCGGAAGGATACCGCCAAGCTTTAAACGAATAGCACCAATTGAGACAGTCACCCGCACCGGGGCAATTGACCGCGGGAAGGGTAGACCATGACAGGAACGGCAATTTGCTATTGCCTTCCCTGAATAGAGTAAACTCCGGGCTTAGTGTCTTTAAAAATTGCCGGAATTTAATGGCAAAGTATACCGCCCCCCCTTTGGGGAAGTGCGGGCCGTTTTTATCTATTGCGCGTTTAATCTCATTATCTAATATGTTCAGATCACCGTCTACGGCAATTCGCGCCCATTTTAGACCGGTTTCCCGGTTTAATGAAAAGCGCATTATTTACCCCCCTTTATCTTAACTATGGCGGAGTAAATCCCTATCAATGCCACGCCGGACACGGTCACAATCGATATCAAACCGGCGGCAATGTTTCCGGCTGTCTCGTTTAACCGGGGGCCTTGGGTTAGTATGATGTAAATAAAGACAGCACCGGAGCCGGTCATAGATGAAAGCGCGAGCGCGCCGGCGGCTGTCAATATGTTTGCTATGGTTTGTTTCATTTCTAGTACCTCTTGTTTAGTTTCCGCAATATAAACAGGCGTTGCATATGTTACAAGTATTATCACATCTATTATTATATAGGGGTATTTAATAAGATTTATTTAGGCGCGCGCTTACAAAGGAATTGGACCGGATTAAATTTTAGTTTCGATTTTTTCGCTTTCACTACCTTTTTTCTACCATTTCGCAATATTTTAGAGGGTGTTTATAGAACCGCACGAACGAATACCTTTCTCAATCAATAATTTTGGGCGAAAAAATACCCTGATTTCCAATCCTTTTTGGGGTCCACAAGGAGCCGAAAATGCTTGCGACGAAGGTCGCGCCTAAAATTTTTTTAACTATTTATATGCAACAAGAAATGTAACATCTATGGAATGGCCAATAATCACATCAGACGACTACGAGCGGCTGCTAGAATCAATCGACATTGGCGATGAATTCTTTAGGAAATTAGCCGTTTTCCGCAGCGGCCTGATCGAGCCAGAAATGCGTCATTGGCAGCTTTCGGCCCATGAGGCATACGACAGTCTATCCGAACGAGAACTCCAGGTGTTTAAGATGCGACTAAAGCAGCATACGTTTCCAATGATCGCTGAGAGCCTGGACATCTCTGAGTCATCCGCTAAAACCTACTGGCGCCGTAGTGTAAGAAAATGCTGGGCGCTGTTCGACGTCATCTAATAGCCTTTTAGTGAACAAGGAGATTTTATGGGTAGACCCAAATTAGATATTGATGCAGATAAGGTAGAGATGCTAGCCAGCTTTGGCTGCTCCACCATTGAAATTGCCCGCTTACACAACTGCGACGAATCTACGATTAGATTACGTTTTAAGAATGAGCTTGAACGTGGGAGAGAGAACATGAAGATCAAACTTAGGCAATTACAATGGAAGCAAGCCGAAAATGGCAATACTAGCCTTTTAATATTCCTGGGTAAGCAATACCTGGGTCAATCGGATCGCAACGAGCTTGAATTAGTTGGAAATCTAGAAAGCTTGCTTAAAGAATGCGGATACGAGGATTCTCCTATTGAAAAAAAGAATACTAAACAAGACGAAGTTATGGAATCACCTAGGGTACTCGCCTAGCGAGAGCCAACTAGCGGTCCATAACAGTAAAGCTCGTTTTCGCGTAAATATTCAAGGTAGACGTAGTGGCAAAAGCTACTCAGCGGCTAAGGAAATCTTGCCATATTTACTCAGCCCTGGTAACAGGATATGGGTAGTGGCTCCCACGTTAGATTTAGCCGACAAGATCGTTAGGGAAGTCAAGATAGACGTCATAACAAAGCTCAAATTGCCAATCGCCTACAAAAAAGAAATTAGTGGCCAGATCCATTACATGAAATTAGCGGGACTCAATAGTGAGATCTCAGCTAAGTCAGCGGACCGGCCAGAGTCATTAGTAGGAGATGGCATAGATTGTTTAATTGTCGAAGAGGCAGCAAAAATAAGGAAAATTGTTTGGGAGCAGTATTTAAGACCAACTTTATCAGACAAAGAGGGTTGGGCCTTATTCACGACTACACCAGAAGGATTTAATTGGATATTTGATTTATGGCAGCGTGGAAACTCAGACGAATTCCGAGATTGGGAGTCATGGCAGCACCCATCCTGGGATTCTCCATTTTTTAAAGATGATATTGAGGAACTAAAGAAAACACTAACCTATGAAACCTGGCAGCAAGAATTCGGCGCGCAATTTACCTCATTCTCAGGTCGTGTTTTTCCCTTTGATCGCTCCATTCACATTCAGAAATGCAAGTTTAACCCCAACTTACCAACATATGTCGGTATCGACCCCGGCTACAGGACAGCCGTCGCAAATTTCTTTCAAGTGGAATCAAAGCCAGGAGAAAAAGATAAGGTCTACCAAATAGATGAGATCTGGGAGGAGAACATCAAGACTGAGAACTTTGCTGAAATGATAAAAGCAAAGCCATATCCAATCATACGTTATTTCTGCGATCCGGCCGGCAGCAACACTCAGGGCCAGAGTGGCGTAAGTGATATTGAGATATTCAAGCGCTACGGGATCCGTTGCGACTTCAGGCGCGACAAGGTATCCAGGAACATTCCGAATGGAGTATCTCATATGCGTACCTGGTTCGAAGATGCAGCTGGTAACTCACATTTTTTTATAGATCCAAAATGTAAAAAAGCGATACAAAGCTATGAGAATTATCGCTACCCGGAAAAGAAAGCGGACCAGAGACTAAAGGAAGAGCCACTTAAAGATGGGGTTTTCGATCATTCGAACGATGCCACTCGCTATTTTTTTTGTAACCTATTTCCGATTAAAAGTAGACAAGCTGGAGTAATAGACTGGTAATTATATGATTATAAAAGACATTTCTGAACAACTTATAGTAGACGGTTTAAGTGAATATTTAAACCATATAGAAAATCAAAGGACGCGTGAGCGAGATTACCTCTTAGATTTTTATGAAGGTATCAATGTAGATCATTACGTCCGAGAATTTTTTGGTACTGAAAGTTTGCAGCAAGTACCAATTTTCACTCAAAATTTAACAAGGCGCGTATGCAAGGCCAGGGCAAAATCATACGCCAGGCCCGTGCGTATGGCGGTTGATGATCGCTATCGCGAATTTGCGAATATTCAAGATCTAAATGCTAAACGTAAACAATTAGAGCAAACAACATTTTTACTAGGCACCCAGGGCTTCCGCAGCTTATGGAATGCAAGGCATAATCGTATAGAGTACGAGATACTAAGCCATTTAGAGCCAATATTCTTAGAAGGCGAGAACGAACCTTTCGGTTGTATTTATGCTATAGAAAACCAGGGCTTATCTAAACTTACAGATCAGAAATTTATCGTATGGACCGAGGCCAGAGATGGTAAGCCTGGGCGACATTTTGGAATGCACGCTAACGGCGATAAGTTCTCATTTAATGATTCAGATCTAAATCCATATGGTATTTTACCAGTAACCTTCGCCTCTCGCTATTCTCCATTAAGGGATTTCTGGGTAGGAGACGCCTCAGATGTCGTTAGAGCGGATCTAGCGCTATCGGTAGCCGCAATGGAGATCTCATTATGTATTCGCCTGGGAGCTATTGGAGTCAAGTTCGTAACTGGCGTTGATGACCGCTCAAGGATCTCAATGGGCGTAGATAAACTTATTTATCTCCCAGAAGGAGCCAATTTTGGCGTTACAGGACCATCTGCAAGCATAGATGATCTAATAAAAGGTGCTAAATACCTAGTAGAGACAACTTTAAACAATAATCAGCTACGCGTGAAATTTATTGATAGCCACGGTAACGCTGAGTCGGCAGAGGCCTTACGGGTCCAGGACATTGACCATACATCTGAGATCTCATCTAATATTGAAGATATATGGCGCCCTTGGGAGCATAGACGATTCCAAGTGGACAAACGCATTATTGAGGTCCAGACCGGTCAGGTACTTTCAGATGAATACTTTGTCGATTTTGAAGAGCCAAAAGTTATGTCTCCAAGCGAAGAGCGTGAAATGTATACCTGGCTATTCCAAAACAAACTAGCTACTCGAGAACAATACTTATTATGGAAAAATCCAGACTTATTACCAGAGGAGGCTGCAAAGCTACTAGCTGAGATTGATGAGTCAGTAGGTAAACCGGAGCAAAATAGGTTATTAAATAGATTGCAAAGCTAATGCCCTTATCAAATACCATTGATAAAGCAATAGCTGATTTCGAGGCCCAGCTAGAAAAATCCCAAGATTTATTTATCGAGGACATCGAGGCATTAAAGGAAGAGGGTCTATCTACTGAAGAGATCCTGGCAATACTCGCTGGGATCTCCATGGTAGACTACTGGCTCCAGGATCTACAAATGCAGCAAGCGGTCAATCGTTTAATGGTCAGTTTTGATACGCTATTAGATGATGCCGTATTTTTTGGCAAAGTATCTGAAACGCAATTACTCGCGCTGCGCAATATGCAGCAAGCCTCGATCTTAAAATACGCTGACGACATTGGAGAGCGCGTCAGGTTATCTCTGGTCCAGGGCGTATTGCAAAAGAAGTCTAAAGATCAGTTAAGACGAATGTTGATGCAAGATCTATCAATTAAACCTTACCAGGTGAATACGATCGTTTCAACATCAATGGCTACATATTCCAGGTCCTTAACATTATTACAGCTAGAAGATTCTCCAGAACAAAAATTGATCTACCAGGGACCAATGGACTCTAAGACCAGGCCCGTTTGTATTCGAATGCTGAAAGAAGGGGGGATGACACAATCTCAGGTAGAATCCAAATATCCAGGGGCTTTACGCGACGGCGGAGGCTTTAATTGCAGACATCAATGGGTTCCTTTGTCATCTAAGACGCAAAATAAGGACATACAGCAAAAAGCTAAAGTAGCATATCAAGGTATGCAAGCTAAAGCTACAAAAAAGGGGCGGACATGGAAACCGCCAAAAACTTTAGAACAATATTATAATGATTAATTTCAAAAGAGCATTCAGAATTGACCGCTCATTTTTTAAGCGAGTGGGTAGAATGGTCTTAAAAAGACACAGGGCCAATATCTTTGATAAGGGCCTAAATGCAGCTGGTAAGAAATTCTTACCTTATACTGAGGCGTATAAAAGACGCAAGATGGCCGGTAAGGCTGCGCCGAAACAAGTGAGTAGGAGAGGGATACCAGATTTAACTCTAACTGGTCAAATGAAAAAATCATTCAGCCATTTTGAGGCGACTAAAGATGGATTCGAGTATGGAATCTCTGATCCAGCCATGGCCGAAAGAATGGAGTTTCAAGGCCCAAGAAAAAAGAAGAAATCAAAATTAAGATATGTATCAACTAAAGCAAACCCTACGACCCCAGATCTGCAAGATTTTATTGCAAAATCATTACAAGCTCAATTAGTTAAGAATTTAACGAAAGAGATCCAAAGAAGCGGTATGGGTTATAAGGTTATATCCATATAAGGAGAAAATTATGGAACAGGACACTAATGTTAGTGTAGAGCAGCAAGCTCAACCCTTAGAACAGGGCAATGTTCAAGGTGGCAACGAAAACAGCGCGCTTTCGACTGCTATAGCAGACGCTAAAAAATACAGACACCAGCGCCAGGAATTGGAGAAAACGGTAACGGGTTTGCAAGATAAGCTCAATGAACGGGAAGAGATGGAAATGCAAAAGAATAATGAGTGGAAAGATCTTGCTGCTAAGTATAAGTCAGAACGGGACGAGTACAAATCGCTAGCCGAAGAGGGTAGAGTTTTAAAAGAGTCTACTCGTAAAAATCTTCTGGACCAACTTTCTGATGAGGACCGTGAATTTGCGATCGACCTCAGCACCGAAAAACTGAGCAAGTTCGTAGCACGGCAAGTTAAAATTAAAGTTGAAACAAACGAGAACTATTCCAGGCCGATGCCAGATAGTAAGGTGAATCCGTTTTCGGAAATGACGAAAGAACAAAGGCAGAATAACTGGACAAGGGTTCTCGATAGCTATATCAAAAAATAATTGATATAGAAAGGTAGTTAAATAATATGGCACTTTCAGGTGATTTTGCGGGTGCAAGTGTAACCACTACTACCGCTGCTAATTTTATACCAGAGATTTGGACCGATGGAGTCAAAGCATATCTCGAACGTAAACTCGTTTGGGAATCTTGCGTAGATACATCATTAAATGGTCTAGTCAAGGGTCGCGGGGATAATTTTAATATTCCCAAGTTAGCAGAGGCGAGTGATGCAGCTAAAGCCGCAGAAACAATCGTAACTTACGCAGCGAATACCCATGGTACCGCTCAATTAACCATCAATCAACATCGCTACGTCGCGTCCTTGGTAGAAGATCTAGCAGCAACCCAGGCAAATCCAGGATTGCTCGAAAAAGAGATCTCTACACACGCTTATGCACTTGCAAAAACTTACGATGCTTACATAGAGAGTCTTGTAGAATCTTCAAGTACAAATGGCGCAGCTTTGGCTGGTGATAACACTATCACCGCAGCCGAGATAAGAACAGGGATGAAAACTTTGATGGAGTCCGATGTAGATACAGCAGAATGTAAATTAGTTGTATCTCCAGCTTTGTATACAGCAATGCTAGGTATTTCGGATTTTGTCGATGCAAGTAAGATGGGTTCTGGTCCTAGTGGGTTAGCGAATGGTCAAATTGGAATGCTTTACGGTAGTGAAATGCCGAGCGCATAAGTGATTATGCGATTTGAAATTGGAGTATTAAGCGGGAAACCTAAACCAGAAATGGCAAGGCAATCCGAACCGAAGGCTATGATAATCATAGTCAGGGGCAGAGCATAGCTGATGAAAAGATATAATTCAGCCAAGAGACTCCGACAACTTACTAAGTTGAAAAGATATGCCGATACTTGTTAGAAATGACAAGATCCAGGATAAAAAGCCTGGTTTAACAAATGATGCCAGTTCTCCATTCTACAGTAATGGGTACATCCGGATCTACGGGAGTAGAGGTCGGCTACATAGTACATCCTTCAGCCGTTAGCGCTGCTCGTCAGATCGAGCCTCGCGTGCAAGCTGAATACTCGGTAGACTTTTTAGGAAATAAAGTCGTTTCGGATATGGCCTATGGGGCAGTCGCAGTTTTCGAAGCTCGTATTTACGAGTTCAGAAATCCTTAATCCTTAGATTAGCGATCATTATAAGCGCCTGGAGTCTTTCTGGGCGCTTATTCTTATTATGTTTAGAACCTACGATTATAAATGCAACAAGTGTGAAACCGTATTCGAGCTAATGACGAAGGCCGATGAGGCCCCAGTTTGTCAATGCGGTAATACCAACCTCGAGCGCCTAATGTGCGCACCCCTATTTGAATTAAAAGGAAACGACTGGCCAGGAAAAGAGTTTAAAGCTCAATCCGACTGTAAAGCTATGGCGAACGGCAAGACTATTTGATGTAGTCTTATTTCCTTTTAAATGAAGTCTAGATTGAAAGGAACAACCATTGGCAAATTATAATAGCGACTATACCGGAGTTCAAATTGATTCGGCAGTCAGTCGCGCAAACTCAACAGATGTAACGGCCGGTACCGTAGCTGCAAGTAAAGCAGTCGTTGTTGATTCTAACAAAGACATTACCGGCTTTCGAAATATTACCGCTACTGGGACCGTAACCGCAGCAAACGTAAGTCTCACGGGCAACGTAGACCTTGGAGACGCGTCGGGCGATACGGTTACGATAACCGGTAGTATTGATTCAAATTTAATTCCAGCAGCAGATGATACTTATGATATAGGATCGTCTAGCTATGCCTGGCAAGATTTATTCCTTGAGGGGGATGTTTATTTTTCTGATGCAACTGAAATTGACGTTGCAAGTGGTAATTTAACCTTTGACGTAGCGGGTGATGTAGAAATTAACGCTGACGGCGGTGATATTACCTTTAAAGACGCTTCAAGTACGCTAGCGGCCATTGATTCTAGCGGAGATCTGAATCTCGCTGGATCCTTAGAGGCAGCAACTATAGATTATACAGATGGCGACCTAGCCATGACCATTGCTGATGGCGGCGGAGTAACCTTTGCTCAAGCTGCTACATTAGCTACTGGATCAACAATAGGCAATCTGACTTTGGCCAATGGGTCTATAACTGACTCAAGTGGTACTATTTCTCTAGGAGACGAAAATTTAACAACTACAGGCGTAGGTACTTTTGCCTCATTGGATATTAGTGGTAACGCGGATATTGACGGCACTATGGAGGCCGATGCTTATACAGTAGATGGTACAGCCTTAAATGAATACATAGCTGATACGGTTGGAGCTATGGTTAGTTCAAATACTGAAACTAACATTACTGTTACATACGAAGATGGAGATAATACCTTAGACTTCGTAATTGGGACGCTCAATCAAGATACAACTGGTACAGCAGATAACTTTACTGTTTCCGCTAATAACTCTACCGATGAGACTGTATATCCAATCTTTGTGGATGGAGCCACAGGATCCCAAGGTGCTGAAAGTGATACGGGGTTTACTTATAATCCAAATTCAGGATTGCTTACAATTACAGGCGAATTAGATGCTGGATCCTTAGACATTTCTGGAGACGCTGATATAGATGGCACACTTGAGGCTGACGCAATCACAGTCGATGGAACAACATTAGCTGAATATATATCCGATACAACTGGGGCAATGTTCTCAAGTAATACCGAAAGTGGAATTACAGTAACATATCAAGATGGTGATAATACAGTCGATCTTTCAGTAGATGCAGCTCAAACAGGCATAACCTCGATCTATGCTACAGATTTAATATTAGGAGAAGATTCTCAGACTGCTATTGATTTTGGAACAGCAAATGAGATTGACTTCAAAGCAGATAACGCAGCCAGGCTAACATTAACAGCTTCGGCCTTATATCCTGTAACTGACAATGAAATAGATTTAGGTACAGCTTCCTTAGAATTTAAAGATGCTTTCTTTGACGGTACAGTTACAGCAGATGCCTTTGCTGGGCCAATCACTGGTGCGGTAACTGGTAACGCTGATACAGCAACATTAGCAACTACTGTTACTGTTTCAGACAGTACGGCAAATACAAATTTCCCAGTCGTATTTCATAATGAATCAAATGCCTTATTGGATGATACTGGGGCATTAAGATATAATCCAAGTACAGGGGAATTATTGGTTCCAAAGCTTACTGTAGCTGGAACAACTACTACAGCAGATACGGTTACGATGGAAGCCTCTAATGCGATCATATTTGAGGGGGCAACTGCTGATTCAAATGAAACGACTTTATCCATTGTAGATCCTACCTCTGATCATACTCAATATTTAATCAATCAAGGCGGATATATTCCAGTCTTGGCAGTAGCTACAACAACTGCGATCTCAACAACCCCAGAAGAAATAAATTTAATTGATGGCGGAACAGCCAGAGGCACAACTGCTGTAGCATCTGGAGATGGCATTCTGATCAATGATGGTGGAACAATGCGGATGACCAATGTTGATACAGTTTCTACATATTTCTCAAGTCATAATGTTGGTGGATCAAATATCGTTACTACTGGAACAATAGGTACTGGAGTATGGCAAGGAACTGCTATTGCTTCTGCTTATCTTGATGCCGATACAGCTCATCTATCAGGAACACAAACTTTCTCAGGTGCTAAGACTTTCTCATCGGCAGTAACTGCTGATGCAGGTGTTGAAATAGATAACATCACCATTGACGGAACAGAAATAGATTTATCTTCAGGTGACTTGACTATAGATGTTGCAGGAAGAATAGATTTAAGTGCTGATGATAATGGAGAGATAAGATTCTTTGATGGTAGTTCAATGTTTGGACAAATTAAAGATGATGATGACAGATTAAAAATTCAAGGATTAATACAAGACAAAGATATTTTGTTTGTCGGAAATGATGGTGGTTCTGAAGTAACTGCCCTTACACTTGATATGTCAGATGCAGGTAGTGCCTACTTTAATAATAAGGTCGGGATTGGAACAACTACCGTAGATAGCCTTGTACAACTTAGTCATGCAACAGAACCCGACCTCCGATTACATCGGGCTGACACTTCTATTGGTGATGGAGACTCACTTGGTTCAATTATTTGGAGTGGGGCAGGTGGAGAATCTGGAGTAACGGCATCAAGAGTTGGAGCAAAGATTAAAGCTGAAGCGTCAGATACTTGGGCTTCTGACGATGAAGAAAAAGGAACAGAGCTTCAATTTTTCACCCAAGACGATAGTGTTTCAGACACTCTTGGAAGTCCTCGTATGGTAATTGATATGGATGGTCAAGTCGGGATTGGGGTGACTCCAGGTGCCAAATTACATATTGTTGATTCTTCTAATCAAATAAGATTAGCAACTGACGCTACATCTGGACACGCTATGTTTAGCCATAGAAGCGATGATAAATTAAATATATATTCTTTTGATGGCTCTGCTTATACAGACATTTTATTGGGAGTTGATGGCTCAAGTACTGGAGGAAACGTCGGGATTGGTACTGCGAGTCCAGATACTCTCCTTGAGATGAGCAAGTCAGCAGATGGAGCTGTTGGAGCAGAACTAAAACTGACAAATCCACACAATTCAAATAACTCAA